TAATTTGAGCGGTATATTTGGGGCCCAATTGAAGTTGCTTTTCGAATTCTTTAGTAAGTTTATCATATTCAAACACCAAATCCTTGGCTGCTCCGTATAGCTTGGCGCCCAATTTGTCCATTTGTTGCAGGGCTTTGCGGTGGAGGGTAGCACTCATTGCCCCTTGAGCCATCGCCGCCTGCCAATAGACCGCCTGTTCGACAGCCTGTACTTCGTAACCAACCAGTGACTCTAACTCCCTTTTAATTGCCTCATGAGCTTGTGCTTTGGCTTTGATGATGGGCTCCATCTTCTTTAAAAGTTCATACTCTTTCTTCTGCTCGTCCCCCATCTCCTGGCCACGTTCGACCATTTCCTGAAGCGCTTTCAATCTCTGGGCCTCAATAGTCACAGTTTGCATAGCGATTTCTCGCTTGCGCACTTCTTGGACGTAACTGTTTTCTTCCGCGGCATTAACATTCTCAAGGGTTACTAAGTAGCTCTGCAGGCGCTCCAATTCCTCTTGCTGGAAATTGGACGTTCTTCCATGTATTTCCATGATCGCTTCTAGATCTTTTTTGCGCTGTGTGAGATACTTACTGGCCTTCAGTTCCTCAGCATTCATCTGTTCAAGGATTTTAAGTTCTTGGGCCCTCTGGTCCAAGTCCATTTTAGATATATCACCTCTTTCTTCGCCAGCCATAAAAAGGGGCCCTCACGTACTATCAATAATTAGTTACGTACAAAAAAAGACAGAGCTATGAGTTGCCCTGTCTCTTTCGCCCCGTCATTTGTGGGGGCGCTGGTGGTTGATTGTGCGATGTCAAAGTTTGAGAGCGGCCGCTAGACCCCTTGGAAGCCTTCTCCATCGCTTCATTTTCTTTTTCTACCTGTGTTAATAATCGTTTTACAAACCAACCTCTTAACCCAACGGGCAGGTTATAAGACTCCCACAGTGACCATCCACCCACATATTTTAAAAAGAAGAATTGCTCATACACTTCTTCCATATACTCATCGGTCAGGCCAAAAAAAGTCCGCGGTGAGCGGAACCTCCATCTCTTGCTCGTGATCGCATTCGTTACATTCGAACCGCTGAGTAAGATCCACATTGGGGGTTGCCAATTTATATACGAGCCGGAGATGACGTGCATCCAGGGTCGGCATATTATCTACTAAATAATTAAGAGTTACTTGTTCAGTCTCTCCGTTAACTGCCACTATCATTAGCCTGAGTTGACGAGTGATAGCATTTTCATCTTGTCGTTTTTTGCGAGCATTCTCTACTTGTTCAACCAAACTTCTTTCATCTGCTCCGTTTAATAAACGAAAAGTAACTTCCAATTTGGTACCCGGCAGCGTAGTAAGAAATGTGCCATCCTCTTGGGGGGAAGCTTCTTGTGGCGATAACCCATCGCCATTATAAGTGGAGGCCTCATTTAAATCAAACGCATATTCCTGTTGACTTTGACAAGCTGGGCACGTAACGCGTGTCTCGTACACGTTCCCGTATCCCGACACTCTGGCTGCTACCAAAATAGCGTTTCGATCTCCCACCAATAAACCATGTGGTTCTATTCGTTTATCGATAATAATATTTTTCATCAGCCGATCCAGGGCAACTCCTTTTTTTAGGAGGGCGCGGGACGTCAGAAGATCTTCTTCTTTGGCCGTCATTTGTTTAATTTCAATCGTATCAACTCCGCAGAGCGGGTGGCCTGCAGGATAAAACTTTCCTTGTGATGGCAGTTCCACAAACTCTGTAGGTACTACGAATGAAAACCCACCACCTTCGTTTTGCAGGACAGAGGGCGGTGGGGCGGCGTCGGCTGTGTGTTTGGTACCACCAACGCGATCTTTATTTCTTGACAATATACACCTCTATTTTGTCTATACGCTAAAGAATTCGGAGCCGCCATCGCCGGCGACAAGAACTGAACCTTCAGTGTTGAATGTTTGAATTCTGGCCCAATCGTACTTGAGGGTCACGGACATCTCTGTTAGGTCATCCGTGCCATAAGCCAAATCACCGTATTTCACCTCGGTGAGGAAGGAGTTCCACAACGTCCATTTTTCTAACTCCTGGCCATTTGAATCGATCTGCGTTACAATCACAGTACCCAGTGCACCTGCGGCCTTAGCCTTTGAAATTGTTCCCATGCTATCGCTGGTCGCATCCGTTGGGGGAGAATAACCAGACTGCACGAGAATATCGGATAGAGTTGCAGCCATGTCGGGGTCGACAGGATCAACCAATGTCAACGTCATGTCCTGCCAAGTAACACCGCCGGGATAAAAGAACGTATGGTTCAAATATTTATGCTCCACGGAAGCAACCTGAAAGCTGGGCTTTGTGACGGTCTTTGCATACCACAGTGTGGCACCTCCTTGCGGAGCATTGAGGCCCTGGAACTCGACATAAAACCTAAATTGTCTCTTTGGATCTTTTAAAGTGGTATCTTCACCGAAATTTGTTGACCAGAATGGCATATGTTAAAACTCCTATAATCTATTTTTAAGTAGTGTGGTAAGGGAAAAATCCCTAACATCTTTAATCATCGAATGATGCTCCCGTAGACATGATAACAAAGTCGATAGCAATGTATTCAATTGCTCGGGCCGGCTTAATCATGATCTTCGCATACAAAATATTCTGATCAATCAAGTCAGGCGTCGTCGTGGACTCGTCCAGTACCAGCTTATAATCGGTGATACCATACGTAGTTTTAACGTTAGCAAGGAAGGGCTCCACCAGGGAGATAAAGCGATTCCATGTTGCCTGCACATTTTGTTCAAAAAGAATTTGTGTCGAAAGAACGGAAATTTCTTTCTTCAGGTAAATCACCAGTCGTCGGACGTTAATCCGGTCGAGGGCCGACTGACGCTCTTGGAGAGTTTTCTGGCCAAAGACCACAATCCCACTAGACGGGAAAGAAGCGATGGGGTTAATGTTGCTCTCGTATAACGTGTCTCGATCCTTGGATGTGAGACGCTGGGTGATACCGGTAACAGGAATTCCAGCTGCGCCTTCGGAAAGGCCGCCTCGGTTAAAGCCAGCCGGTGCAAACCAAATTGCAGATGCTCGCTCTGACGAAGCTAAAACACCCATCATGGCAACCGAAGGGGGCACCCACAGCATTGCGCCGGTACTCTCGTCTCGCGTTTGAACCCAGGGATAGAAAGTCGTTCCATAGCTGGAGTCAATCCTGCGGTTGCGAAGTGCCGTTGCAGCCGTTGTGGGAGTTGTCCCAATCCGATCAGCTTTGTCGCTCTGATAGCCTTCGGCAGCGGGCTTATAAACATCGGGAAGGTCAATGAGAGCCATCGCGTCAGCGCGCTCTTCGCAAACCCTAACCTCATGAGTTGTTAAACTAGCGTTAGTGAGGCCCGGGACCGACAAGAGATTCATGTTAATATACTCTGGATCGGCTACCGTATCGATGGCGCGCCGGAAGGTGTGATAAACATAACTATTGTCTTCAGTTGAAGAATCCGACATTTCGCGGTTAGCCACCGGGTCGGGCTTCATAATATCAAATCCGTCAAAGCCTCCATAAACGGGACACGTAAAGCGGTCGATGCCTCCCAGCAACAATGCATTATAAGAGGAGGATGCGGCAGTATAAGAAAATCCTAACACTCGCGACCCAGATAAATAGTACCAATTTCCAGCATCGCTCTTCGCCACATCGTCAAGAGAAAAAACGTATGCGTAATCATCGACACCTGTGGTCGAATACGGAGTCTTGGCGTTATCGCCACCGCCACCCGTATATCCTTGATACAATAATGTATGGAAGTCTGCGACACTAGCGTCCGGCGTTGTCCCATCAGCTTCGCGAGTCGTCTGCATTCCGAAGTAAGCATCCGTCTGGTCGGTCAAGCCACCATCGGAAGCGGAATTGCGTAAACGCACAGACGGGAAGACAAACGACCCCGTGCAAGAGCCACTAAGATCGGACAGGCCAACTCCTGTGCCACCGGAAAGATAAGTAACATAACCGGTCGCACTATACGAGTCGTTTCCTGGCAGGGGGCGATTTGGGACGTCGGCGCCACCGGTGATGAAGGTGTCACTCAAGACCGTTCCGGCGGTGAACGTCTCGCCGCCGAGGGGTATAAGTGAGCAGGCGCCCGAGGTGTTCAAATCATAAACCGCCCTGAACCGCGGAGGAGCAAAATATCCAAAGGGTAAGAGAGTTGCGTCGGTAGCTCCAGCTTCCACATCGCTATTCATTTCAACATACATAAACTTAGATTGGTTATCGTATTCCCCAAAAGTCCGTAGACGTTTCTGGGTCGTGTCCCACTGCGTATACTTGTCTCCAATTACACGCGCCACATAATTGGGCGATGTAGGATCGAGATTAAGATTATCAAACCTCTCCATTATCTCAACCGCATTATCTGTGTCGGTGATGGAACGAATGAGAACCGAAAAGGTCCCATACTCATAAGTTGAGGTAGTAGAACGACGTACATTACTAATTGAAACTTTGCAACTGCGCTGCAGCCATTCACCATGTCCGCGTCCAACCAAGCGGAAAAGTCGCTGCTGGTTAAACGGCACATAATCGGCGGAGGCCCCTAGCGCCTGACCAATAAACCAGCCGGTCCGCCCTTCGCGGTGAGCCTGGGGTTTCATGTCGGCGGGAGTATCGGTGCCGCCGCCACCATAAACTGGCATCAGAACAGCAATACTTTCAGTGGTCAAGCCGCGGTCGCGGATTTCTTGCTCGTAAGACTGACCAAGCCAATATACTTTAGAAGTTGACGCGTCAGTAGAATAAAATGTAGATCCGCTGATCAACTGAGGATTGGTGTTGAACTGATTACGAATGAAATTATCGCTCTGATCATCAAAATTGAAGGAAATGGTTTCGGTGGTCTGGTTGGTGCCTGCCACTTCAAGAGTCAAAAGTCCGCTCGTATTATCTCCACCAGTACCAAACAAAGTATTACTAGAAGCGGTGATAACAGTCGAGCCTATATTGCCATTAGTCGCGCGGCCGCCATAAACCGCTCCAGTTAATGTAAGGCTTCCTTGATTAAGATAAAAAATTGCCCCCAGGCTGGCAGTCCCTAAGTTGTTCCGACCGCCGGCGCCAGCGTCAGCGGTTTCGGAGGACTGACTTGGGAAGAGCCAAAGGCCGTACGCACCTGCATTAGTAGCAGCCAGGTCGGCGGGCGCAGTTCTTAAGGTCTGCCACCCTGCAGCCGCATCGCCGCCAGCAGCGCTTCCGACGCTAGTTTCCTGACCCAACAACCGAACATAAGTAAGAGGAGCAACGTTTGCTTTCAAGAATGCTTTAGCCGCGTACGTTCCATACATGGGAGACTGATAATTTCCGTGTCGTGAAATATCACCACCACCAAAACCGGGGGCAGTGTCTCCAAACATTTCCACAAAGTCCGAATAAGATTGGACCGAGACAGGCTGCATCGCTAGGCCGCGACGAGAACGTCCGACCAATACAGGACCGATGGCTTCTGCTGATTTGGGGATGAAAGAATCATCAATTTCGTGAATAAACACCCCAGGAGATACAAATTTAAAACTTTTGACTGACATACTGTGTTCCTCTTATCAAAATATGCGTAAATGATAGTGCAATCATTAATTAAATAGTATTTTTAATCTCAAAAGGAGTTCCTGAACTAAAGAAAAAGGTCGTCTTTCCCCTCAGGAACTACCCCTTCCTGGGGAAAACTTATCTCCACAAGGTTTTCATGAATTCGAACCAGAGGTCGATCATCACTCTCCCCCTCGCCAATAAGGTAGCCTAATACCTTAATAGTAATTTCTGAAGTGTACATGCGTATGTCCTCTCCCAAATCTGCTATGTTATTAGAATGGCTAAAGCTTTGGTCTATGAAGCCTTCGTATAAATGACCATTTCTGGTCATAGTAAAGGCATTTGCTTGGCCTGTTCGGGCCACAAAGGGTGCGAGCATCGTATTCATTTGCTGTTGGTATTCGGACTTCAAAATAATCTTATAATCCACATTTACGTACACGGGAATCGGAATGGAAAGCATTTTGATAACCACCTTTTTGTTTACTCTCGGGTAATAAAGCTGATCCGTTCCTGAAGTCTCGTGGTGGCGCGTACCATCACATACAGCAAAGTTGCGGGTTTTGTCCTCCACGATCTTTTTAGCGATAACCATGCGGCCGCTCCGTCCGTCGTTACGATCTGAATATAAATTTGCTTGGAAGGCGCCCTTACGAGCCGGATCTTTATTCATCCCTGTACGTTCCACACTAATGATGGGGAGTTTTAAGGCTCCGTCATCATCCCGTAATTCCTTTTTATGTTTAATCTGGAACGATCTTTCAGGTACCTGCCACAAAACCGGGGTTTTCTCAAAACCTTCGTGTGTTGTGGTGCTGATAATCACATCTTCTTTTAACCACGACATGATGGCATAGTCAATGTTCTCGATGGTTGAGGCGAGCATGCCTATTTCTTTTAAACTAATCTCGTCTTTGTCGACTGGTAACTGCGCAAAATCAAAATTCTCAGGTAGCATCGAATAGTCCCTTCCTTGCCCTCTTACAAGTAGCTGAAATTTCAAATAGATGATTGACTTGCCCGAACAGCTGTTTGTTTTGAACAAGCTTCACTATTTCGTAGTAACTATCACCATACAACACAAAATCACCTTCACGCACATACATGTTCTGATCTTCTTCTAACCTTCTCTTGTGGAAATGAATATTAATTTCCCACACCTTGTCAATGCCGACGTTGGGCATATATTCCGTTTCAAATCTTGTAAATTCCACAAGAGCGAATACGCGGACGGGTGGCAAAAAAGTTTTCTTGATGGCCTCTCCGTATAACTCGTGAAAATTCGTCCTATCTAAATCTATGGGATAATACAATATCTGTTGGCCAATAACTTTTTCAATTAACTCATCGTTAACCTGCTTGACAAGGTCTCTTTCTTTTTTGCCGATAAAGAGCGGTGGGGGTGGCGCCTTGGGTCTTTTCCATTCGTCAGCCATAACTTATTACCCCACAAAAATTGGCAACGGCGAATTCTTGAGCGTTGTTGCAGCTGCCTCCGCCTTCTCGCTGTCCCGCTTCACTAGTTCGGTGTACTCCAGTTCTTTAAGCATCTCCGCTAATTTATCTTTGAGAGAGTCTTGTTCTTCTTTCGCTTGGCTCAGAAGTTCGGAATGATTAAGCGTTACACTTTCTCCCGGAATTGGAATAGTGGTGAATTTACCTCTAATCTGTCCTAACATCTCCTTGCACAAGGCCAAACAATATTTACGTATCCATTGTTTTCCAATAGAGTTTATGTTTTTATATGGAAGATTATCAAACGGCAGCGTATTAACATTATTGATCCCGTTGACGCCGCTTTGATAGCCAGCGTCTTCCTCCCATGCATCTGACTCTACATAGAACCTAAACCAGATCCGATCTAAAGCTCCAAAATCCCAATAACTGGGATCCGGGAAGAGTCTTAATTTGTTGTTCACAAGCTCGTAGGAATAGTGCGAGGTTCTCGTGTAAAGCGAATCCTCATACATGATGGCTTGCATTTTATTTTGCCACGTAGGGATGATTTCAAAGGTCGAATCATCTGCAAACTGTCCGTAGGTAGAAAAGTTGCCTACTACTCCGGTGCCTCCATAATAGCCGTAAAAACGCCACATAATGCGTGGAGATTTATAGAACACCTGTGTAATAATAATACGCTTATCCCCTACCTTTTCAAAGAAAGGTACGGTGCCGCCCCCATCATCTGTACCCGTAGCAGAGCTAGCCGAAACAATTGCCTGCAAATCGTAATCTTGGACCGACGTAGTGGGTGTAAAAGACGCCGAATATTGTGGAATTGTGCCGCCGTACCCCGTAAATCCTGCTGCAGCCATTCCATCACCAATGCGGCGGGCGTACTCAAATTCAAAACGAGGATATTTAAGGGCCACTTTGGTTCCGCCCAAGCTAGAGGAAAGCGTCCCAGGTTCAATTTCTCCCCGATGATCAAAGGTGCCGGTGGTGTCACCCAATACATCGGATAACATGTTTTTACTTTGATGGAGGTTGACAATATAAGAATATTCCAACACAGCTTCTTCATATGCTGCGTACACATTGCCAGGCGTTAATTCAATATCGACTACATCGCCACCTAATTTCTTGTAAACATAGGATACTTGGACTGCAGCGCCACTTAAAAACTCTACGGAACCCGTATACATTCCAAAAGGGACCGCCGCGGCAACGAGGGCCGCGGATCCACTACTACTTAAAATTACAGCGCTGGTTTCGGACCTAGGCTGAAGATTCTTGGGCATCTATAATATTCTCCTCGCAGTAATTAGTAGTTTACAAGACAAAACCCCGATGGGGATCGGCCTTATTCTATAAAGGAAAATATTTAAGCGCTGGTACTTTTGCGAGTTCTCTTGGTGCTTTTAGTTTTGCGTTTGCGGGGGCGCTTCGCCTTGGCAATAATTTCTGGCACCACAATCGTCTCTTCTTCTTCAAGCAAGACCGGGACTGGGGCCACAATTACCTCTACCGGAGCAACAGTTACTTCTACCTCGGGCACACTTTCAATTACTTCCTCTACAACCTCGTTAGTGTTGGTTGTGGTTAGAAGCTGCATACGCGGGTGGTTAGCGTGCTTAGCTTTAAACTTTGCTTTGGCAGAATTCAATCGTCTTTTCTTTCCCATGGGAAAACTCCTTTGTAATATAGTAAATAGTATTATTCTCGCCAAACCGAAAATCTCAAAAAATTGGAGGCGAAAAAAATTCAGCAGATCGTGGTTTTAAAAGAAAAACCCCCTCCGAAGAGGGGGATAAATATAAAGATGTATTTTTAGTTATTTATTATGCTACGTAACCCCAAAATTCAATTAAAAACCTGCCGCCAGTATAGACTGCATCAGTTGTACCACCTCCACCGACTAAATACAAGTAGTCGTCAGCAGGGGGCATCGTTGTGATGGAGCGCACTGTCGTTGCGCCGCCATTCATAGTCCAGTCTGCGCCGACGCTCAGTAACTCTGTTTCGGTTAGATCAGTAATAGCTGTATCCTCCGTACCAGTCGCTTCATTGGCCGAGTATAAATCAATATCGGGCTCTCCACCGGCGATGGTTTCCAAGTTGGTCATCCTGCCGCCAAGAAGCGTGCCGTTCACGGCGGCTGTAATCTGTCCAAGGTGACAATTAGCAGTTGCTGATACTCCAATAATATCACCAACAACATTAGAACTAAGACCGGTGAGGTCTATAAGTACACTTGTGTAAATAATATTACCGACTTTGAGTACTGAATGCTTTATAAGCGTGCCAGTACCAGTTGTGACACCGGTGCCGGCTGTCATCAGTGCCGTTGTGTTAAGTCCTCCAGCTGCTCCAGCGCCCGGAAAAGTCGTCAACTCTCTCTTTAAATTCTCAATTAATGCTTGGGTTCTCGCCAAGCCTACTCTTTTAGTTCCCATTTTTATAACCCTCCATTTGTAATCATGTCATTTAACATGGGACGAATCTTTTGATTCACTTGTAAATAGTCTTAGACAAACGAAAGCCCCCTTCCGAAGAAGGAGGCTTTACATTTATTTTGCTATGCTAGTTTTTAACTAGTAGCGCCGGCCTGACCCAGGAGACCCTGAACGACAACCAAGCCGTACATATCGGGTCGCACCATCTTCTTGGCATACCGAGTCATCACGCCCTTACGTGGCACGAAGTCCTCAGGACCAAAGATAGTGGGAGTGGTCTGCAGCGGCACATAAGGTGCATATACATATCCACTCTCAAGGAACGAGCTTCCACGACGACCGACAAGAATCAAAGCGCGCGGGAAGTAAGGATCCACATGAACGTCAAATTTCTTTGACAGGGAACCAACCTTCACAGCACCAATGGAACCAGTCTCATCATCAGCGGTAACGCTTGCACGGAAACCAGCGGTAAACTCAAGAATGTTTGCAACCTCGGGTGAAGTCACCACAAAGTTTGCACCACCCCGTAGAGTCTTACGGTGGATCTGTGCGGACACATCGTTGATGGTCTCAGCGAGAGTCTCATACCACTCGGAGACCGTACCGGTGAAGTCGGGAGCCGCAGAGCTAGCGCCAATTTCAGCACCAGTTACACGATTCACGAACAGACCGGGAGAACGAGACCAGTAGTACGTACCTGCGGTAGCACCCTGGACAAGATCCTCAAGAATCTCGCGATCAATCTCAAGAGCAATCTGCTCGGAGAGAATTGAAGTTAACTCAACCTCGGCATCCAAGTTGTGATAGGCATTCAAGTCCTGTCCCAACTCTGGCGTCCACTTGGCCTTCAACTTCTTGGTCATGGCGGTCACAGCCACGGAATCGACCTTAATGTCAATCTCGGGGATGTTGGCCTGATTTTCCAAGCCCCACTCGGTGGTACCAATAACCGAACCAAGAGCAGTGCTGTTGGTAAAGTTATCATCCATCGGATAGGTAATGTTAAGGTGGGTAGTGGCAGTTGCGTCCGACGCCGTGAGAATTCCCACAATCGAAGAACCCAAACCGTTGTTACAAGGAACACTACCGCTTCGCTGTGCAAACACAAGAGTAAATCCGTAGGCAGAACTGCTCGGATCCTGAGTTGCAGAGCCACTCCGCACGGTCGTCAAACGACGAACCAGCTGAGATGTAGCGGTAATACCCGCGGGCGAAGATGCTGAAATCATCTGCACAGCCACAAGGTTCTCAACGTTAAGCTGAGACAACTGGCTAGAACCAGTGGTCTCCATAACAGCGACAACCGTACCCGACAAGTCTACGTCGTAACGACACAACTTATCAAGCGTGCCCTGGTCCGTAGTGGACAAGGGGTTTGCGCCGGTTCCTGCAGGAGCGCCCACAGTACCCGAAGAAATCAGAACCCAGCCAGCATTGGCCACGTCCTGCGTGAGTCCACCACCACCGGGACCGGAAACGGTAGAACCAGTTGGGGAAGAATAGCCGTTGTTGAGCGCATAAGGCCCAGCTTCAGCATTCACAATTCCACTAAGATCCACACCACCAGTAATCTGGGAGCCAACGCGCCCACCACCGTACAGAGACTCTTCAGTTGCGCCGTAGCCCAAACGAGGAAGTCCCGCACCGTTAGTCGATGTGGTAAAATCGAGGAAGAAGATGAGACCACTAGGTAGACTCATCGGCTGAACGCTAACTAAATCGTTTGCGATCAGCCCCGCGAAAACACGCCGAACGATGGGGAATGCGACGGCTGCAAAACCTTCAACATCTCCACCCTGCATTGTGCTAGCCTCGCGGAGTAGCTCTTTCGCCTGGTTTTCCAGTAGGCGAGCCATACCTTGCTTGGAGCGTTCGTGTCCTAGACCTTCTAGAAGACCAGTTCGCCCCCACTTATTTAATAGTGCATGACCTTCGGAACGCATGTCGCGATTAACGACGCCCTCGGTCAGCCTTTCAACTATACTAGACATTTTTTATCACCTCCTATAAATGTTACTTTATGCCTGCTAATTTTTGCATACGATCTAAAAATAGATCGTTTGGCGGCGACTCCTTACGAGTCGCACGAATAACAGAAGTTGGACGTGTGATAGCCTCGCTCAGCGATTGAGGTCTCTGTTTTATTTGAGACGGCACTGCGCTTTGAAGCGTTTCATAAATCGTTTTCGCTTCTGTTACTGAACCAGCTTTTGAAATAGCTTCGGCAATTTTTGTTTTTTGCCGCTCATTCAGGGAGGCATTTCTTAAAACACGGTTCGTGTAAAGCAAGCGAGCATTGGAAACGTTTACTTCTTGTAAACCTGCCCGTAGCTCTTCAGTTGCTTGCTTATATTGTTTAGTTCGCTCTTTGAGTTGTTTATTTTCAAAAACCAACTCTTCTTGAGCTTTCTTCAAAATCTCTAATTCGTCGTGGGCCTTGGTGCCGCGGCGGTGGGCCATTTCCTTTTCCATCTCCCACTTCATATCGTAGGCGGAACGGCCGGCCCAGCCAGATAGGGACGCGCCCATATCGACTCGGACCTTCTCTAAAATGGCCTCTAACATATCATCAGTTATGTCCATATCGAAGTCTTCCTTGAGGCCCTCTTCACTCTTTAATGCGGCAGTGTCGGCCGTCGTGGCTGCTGCAGTCCCTGCAAGGGCTCCGCCGCCACTGTAATCCGGTGCATCTTCCTGTTCTCCGAAAATCTCATCGGATCCCGTCGTAATACTTTGAGTGTTCTCTTCTAAATCTTCTTCTTCCTCGGCCAACATGTCCACCAAGTCTTCTTCATCAAACTCTAAATCTTCATTGAGTGTGACTTCGTCGCGCAAAGCATCGACTGCTTCTTGTAATTCATCTAAATCCACTGAAACTTTTGCCGAGGCGCCCTCTTCGGGGCATGCACATAGTTTTTCTCCTGCTGCAGCACCAAGCGGAACCTCTTCGGCTACTTCGCCGGGATCTTCACCTTCAGCGCCCATGGCCATGGGATCTCCAGCAAGAGGATCTCCGGCAAGAGGATCGCCTGCCATAGGATCCATAGCCATCGGATCTTCAGGCTGCTCTAATAAGGTATCTAAAACGTTGCGCACCTCATTAGAATACTTTTCAATCACAGAGGCCTCAGCATTTTTTAAAGCTGCCTCGCGCAATGCGTTTGCATCAACAATGGCGTCTTGTAGCAACGTTGACATATAATGACTCCTAAAATTATAGTAATTCAAAATAAATAGTGTTATCTCTTAGGAAAAGACACAAATTATGACCCGGTCTTTCCAATAACCCACCATTTTGTACCATCCGATTGAAAGGTCACCGCAGAGTATGTATGTTTTACCTCGATCTTGCTCTTAAAATCTATCTCTCCCTCTTCAACATCAATGGTTAATAAATTAGAATTGAGTTTAAATCTATTATTGTGAACTTTCTTAACAACAAGTATTCTGCCTTCATTATTACAGGCAGCGGGAAGGGTGACTTTCACCTTGTGTTCGGATGTGTTACATAATATGGTATAATCGCGACCTTCCACTTCATAGTGAGCGACTGACACATTTTTTATGTTTTTTGCGACAAACCCTTCAAAATCTGTCTTTCCGCTGACGCTTAACGAATCTGCTACTACATGACCATCGATGTTTAAAACATTACTAACAGGGTCAAAGGTCAAGTTTGGTGAAGCATCGAAACCATTTTTTGATTTGATCTGCACGCAATTCACAGTTCCACCGGCGCGCGGTATTTTGTGCTGGATGTAAGAAGAATACAAATTGGAGAGTGTAGTGTTACGTAATTGGCCACAAGATGTATCATGAACCAACATCAAATCATCATCACTTAAATTTTGGCCGGCGCCGTTAATCGGCACACAATTTTTAGGCTCAATCGCGAGACGTCTTTCTTTGAATGTTAGACCGCTCTTGGGTGCCAGGGCCACCGAGAGCCCCTCTTCCTCCGCCAACAATCCTTCGTGAGTGTTGACCTGAAGTCTGTTGCGAACGTTTTTAAGGCCGAGGCCTAAGTTTAAATCTTTGGCAGAAATTATGCCATTGAACTGGGTCGTTGGGAGATTTCGTAATTTTTCGCCTGACCCTTCAAATATCCCTGCGCGCACATGCGTGGTGGCTAAGAGTTCACCATTAAAAGTTAAGTTGCGTTCGGCTGACGCCTCCCCGTTGTGCTGATAGATCAAAATCCCGTGCTTGACGCCTCCCTCGATCTTGGTAATTGCAGGAGGGACAATCTCGCGACCCTCTTTTGAGAGTAGTCGCCCTACAATGATTTTAGTGCCCTTTATTTCTTGGTTGGCTTGAGCATCTAATAGCTCCGTATGCTGTGTTGTGCTGTAATCAACTGTTCCATCTAAAACATTATAAGCCATTTAGTGTCCTCTCCCCTTTAATTAGCAGGTTTCTGCATTTTCTCGGTAATAATTAGACTCCCATAATTGATATATCTCTCGTAATGATAATCAAAATCATGACGCTCTACAATAGCCATTACTAATTCTTTCATGCGAGAAGAATGTCCCGTAATAATTCTCACAGGCGCAGCGTTAAGCAAAACAAAATTTTCCACATGCCGTTGAACTGCGTCGTGATACATCCCATGTAAATCTAGAGTCTTCATAATAATAAGTAGTCCCAAAAAAAAGGATGCCCCCACAAGGGAGGCATCCAAGAGAAGATATAAGGCGTACGCCTAATCTAAGATTACTCTTAAATTAGATGACGAACCAAGTACCAGCGTCGTAAGCGACACACGTAACAGCGGAGCCAGTTGATTCTAAGCGAATGCTACCAGCTGCTGCACTCCCTTCAATAACATCTCCAGCGGCTGCCTTTAAGATGACGTCACCAATTGAAGACGACAGCTTAACACGTACAACGTGACCTGCCGAAGCGGCTGGCATTGTAACGGTCACACCACTTCCAGTGTTAATCAGAGCAAAATCAGTACCAGCAGCAATTGTGCCACCCCCCCCAACAGTTTCAACGTCAAAGGCCATGTTCGCGCCGACAATACTATCAACATAAAGTGTAGAATATCTTAAAGCAGTAGTGCCTAAGTCAATCGAACTATCAGCATTGGGAACCAAGTCGCCATCGAATCGGGCGAGTGGTGTAATAGTACTACCAGTAGCATTGCCGAGATCTATATTGCCCTGAAGACTAGTCACTCCAGCAACAGTCAAATTATTTGATATATCACATGCACCATTAATATCGACTGTGGTACAGTCCAAATTAATATCAGTAGTAGCAGCCAGATCGAGATCTGCAGCAGACGAGGCACCAATGTACTGTGACGCGTCATTGAACTGAATCCGATTTGTGGAATTCAAAAGAACGCCAGTATCAGCAACGTGGGTAAACGTAACATCTGCTCCACCATCGCCCATGGAAATTACTGCACCGTCGGCCAGATATAGATCACTAAACCCTTTGGAAGTCGTTCCAATATACGAACTATCATTCGCATCTGGAATAAGACCAGTCTCAGCAACAATTGCACCATTAACCGTCAAAGTACTAGACGCCACATTAACCGCACCACTCAAGTTAATTTGCGTATTCGCAAAAAGATCAAGGTAGTTGGCTGCAGAAGAACTAATGTTAGCAGACCAGTCGTTAAAACGAAGCTGTCTCGTGCTATTCAGCTGCAATGCCGTGTCAGCAACGTGAGTTAAGCTCACATCGGCGTCATCGCCAAAAGCAAGGACGGCATCGTCAGATTTAAGAGTCACATCGTTACCAGCGATAATGTCTTTAGCAACGCCCAAGCCACCATCAGTCTGTAAAGATCCGTTGGTAGCTGCCGTCGAATCGTCTGCATTATTAACAGCAATCGCTCCAGCAGCACTTACAACAAGCGCCGTGGCGGCACCCATTGTCACAGTGCCGGAATCAGCAGCGAGGACTACGTCCGTTCCACTGTATATTTTTTTAGCAACACTCAAACCACCATCGGTCTGTAAGGAACCGTTAGTTTTATTAGTAGCATCAGTTGTGTCATCAGTTTTGAGAATACCAGTGTAAGTACCAGTGGTACCAGCCACAGCAGCGAAAGTACCCGCAACGGCTGTGGTAGCACCGATTACGGTATTATCAATATTGCCACTATTGATATCAACGTTGGTGATAGCCTGGGAGTTGGCGTCTAAAGCCGCACCAAGCTGATCGATATATCCGACATCAATGTGAGCATCCGCCCATTGCAAGGTCGAAGTACCAAGATCTTGAGCACTATCAGCAGATGGAACAAGATCCGAATCAAATCGACCAGTTACTGTAACAGTATCACTAGTAGCATTACCGAGATCTACATCGCCGGTTGCGCTAAGTGTAGTACACGTAGCAGCTTGCAGCGCTGCGGAGCCTGTGACAGTAACCCCTCCAGCAGTAACAGTAAGGCCACCCTGATCGATAGTCACTTTGTTTGATTGTTCAAGAGTACCACTCATCAAAGCAGTCCCTGTTTGAAATTTATAAGCCATATTTTAAACCCTCCATTAAATAGTTTTTATAAGGCGGGGGAAATTTCCCCCAAAGAGAACAAGACAAACCCGTCCCCTCGACTGTAATTAGTGTTGTCAAACACATTAATTTTTAGCAGATGAAGAATTTACCGACGCCATTACAATAAAGCTGAATAGCTGCATAAGGTGATTCTAAAACTACTTGATTTGCGCCATCCACAACATCGCTCCCAGTGCACGCAATCGTCACTGGATAGGTATTGGCGGCGCCACCCTCATCTTTGACGACAAACGTTTGACCATTTAAAAGGCCGCTAGCTGCGGGAAGAGTAAGAGTAACCGATGCTGTAAGCAAGTCGGATGCCACGCCAATTAAATAGTCAGTCTCTTTAATGGTATAATCATCTGCAGCCACCTTCCTCACATACCCGATCCCTCCGAACATTTGAATCTGGTAGGCTCGTAATTTGAACAGCCGGCCAGGATCCATAAAAATGCCGTTATTTTTAAAGTTCATGAAACCTACATCAAAACCCTTGGTAGTGCTTCCGGAACCAAATTTCAAATTATTGTCGGCAACCGTTATAGTATCGGTTCCCATATAAATGGTGCTCGCATCCACATAGAGTGCTCCCCAGGGCTTCGCGACAGATCCCAAATTATGTGTGCTGGCGGCGCTTGGCAGGAGATCCCCGTCTACATTCATCGTTCCCGTGACCCACGCACTACCGGTAACAATAAGGTGGCCGTTAATTGAAGCCGTTCCTGCCACTGTTAAAGTATATGAAGGAGTGGCTGAGGATCCCACGTTAATACTACTAGTGGTGTAAGCAGTGGTAGCGTTCGGAGTCGTAAAAATACCGCCGCCTCCACCCTGTGTCGGGAGACCGGTCAAGCGACTACCATCTCCCATTAAATAAGAAGCTGACAAGCCCGTACTAGCTGTCAATTCCCCGGTTATAGAAAGTGCGGTACCGTCGAAAGTTAGGTTTGTCTCGCACGTTAAAGTGTTGGCATCGCCACCTACATTCGTAAGAAGTGCGTTGTTGGTCGCGTTTGAAACACGAGGAATATTAAGAATTGAAGAGCCGTCTGAAGTGCTTAAGTTTCCCGAGACGATATTCTCAACATATAAATCGCCAGGAAGATACTTTTGAGCGGCTATTACTGTTCCCGATAACGCATTGTAGGCCATACACCATTAGCTCTCCCTTAGAAGATCCACCAATTGCTGCCATCAGAGTACAAGTTAATTGCTGGATATGTTCCCGAGAGTACATAGTAGTTGGAGCCATCAATCGTTTCATGAGAGCCTCCCGTTGAGCCGGATACATAAACTTTAGAGGTAAGAGCTGTTCTATCTACTTGATCTTTAATAATCATCACAGCACCTGCGCCGGCGTCAGAAGCGCTGTGAACACAAATAGTAGTGTTGGCTACTTGCGTCACCCCTAATACGAGATTGCCAACGGCCGAAGTATGAGTCGTGGTAGAAACATTAACCAAAGTGCCGCGGAAACCCTGGACTCTTGTTTGTCCCGTGATGGCATCCACCTTAAGCACCAAAGAACTATCGTTATACATCTCCAGGCTGCCGGTTCTAGAATGAATGTCTGTTTGATCGTCACCAAAATAAGTTGAACCAGTGGCATCAATTGTTGTAATGTCTTGGTAGTGGAAAACACTCGCGCTAATAGCGCCAGTCACAATCATGTTTCCGGATAGTACTAACGTGTTAGGTTGGTAAGTATATGTGGAGGCTGTGTAATATGTAAGATTGGCCGAGCCGGTCGTGCCTCCGCCCGATTCGGTAACGAATTGTAATGAATACGCAGGGCCAAAGGATCCCGAGCCAGCGCCGGAGTCAGAACAGTTAATATATGCCCAACCAAATTTGGCCATATTAACCTACTCCTATAGAACCCGACCAGCTTGGACCGCCTGCCTCTGTTACGCCATTAACATCTCGTTGATCGGTGTACGTGCGCCCAATCCCCAGGTTAGTTAAACCAGCCGTAATATCGAAAGTAAAAGTGCTACTGTCTTCAGACATAAAATAAATTTCTGTTAGCTTCATGTCCATCGGACGGCAAAAACTTGAGCTTTGATGCAGCCGAATGTAAGATCCCCCTTTCCCCTTTAATCCTTCAGCACTAAAAGCCACACGCAATGTGCGATCTAACATAGCCTGCGTAGGATGAATGTGAAACCACTTTGTTACGGCGGGGAACCGAACTACTAAACTATTGGAGGCGCCGCTAATTGGCGCCAAACACGCTCCCGTAAGAAATGGTCGTCCACTAACTTGAAACGATCCAACATTATTTAATCCGGGTGCTAATTCCCAAGACTTTCCAGGCATAAGAAATCTCCTAATTTATTGACTTTCATTATAAATAGTCAGTACTTTTTTCTATTACGTTTTTGTTCTTCTTTCAAGCGAAGTCTTCGTGCTCGCTCTTGTTTCTCTCTCTTCGCAATAGACTTCTTTTTAAAAAAGCGCCTGTCCTTCACCTCTTCAAGAATGCGTTCTTTCTTGACTTTCTTAGAAAATCTGCGAATCATACGCTCCACGTTT